AGGGGTAGGGGTCTCCTCACCAGTGGGGGTCTGTAGACCCTGACCTAGATGTAAGGTGTATCGGTTTGATATGTTCCCACCATCTGCTTTGAATCTAGCCGTGATCTCAAGAAGGTCTTGTTGTGCAAACTCTTTGATAATCTTCCCTATGTGTTTAGGGTCTTTAATTCCTGCAAGCTGACCTATGTGCTGATAGCTAGGATAACAACTCCCCTTCTCATCTGCGTAGTTGGCAAGGATGACTAAGACTAGTTTCTTGGTTGGAGTTAAGCCCTCTAGTTTAAGAGCTTTGTTTAATAACTCAATTGACATAAGACTGGATGTAAGAATTGCTATCGGATTCTAGGATTGCATCTACAATAGACTCATCAAAATTTGCTGACATCAAACAACATCTCACTCTTGTACCCAGCAATGTATAGCCTAGAGATTGAAGCCTATTAGTCTCGGCATCTATCTCATCATCAGACTTTGTGTAAGGACCTGTGCCATACTGACCTTCACCATATCTATTCCAAGCACCCCAAGGGTTGCCAGTTTCAGGGTCAACCACATAGATTGTGAAAGCTGTGATGTGTTTAAGTTCGTTGGATTCTTTTTTCATTTTATCTCCTATTTAATTTTAAGAACTGAGCATAATTTATTTAATTAATTTATGCAACCCATTATGGTATTAAATATTTAGTAGTTCTTTTTTCTTCTGAGTGGACTCTTTCGTAAACGCGTATTTCTTTGTTTACTTTATCAAGATTGGTTTGTGCAAGTTTGAGTTTTCTATTCCACGCTTTTTGTCGTTTAATCATACGATCATATCTTTGAGCAACTTTGTTTATTCGCTTTTTAACTATAGGTTTTTCAATAGCAAGCCTAGACTTTTCAAAGATGTCTTTCTCAAAGAAATACTTAGTGCATCTTAATTCAATCAAAGAGTGTTCAGCAGAGTGCGGTCTGTTATCAGGATTAATTCTACAATCTAACCAGTGTGACCAAAGGTGAACAATGTCTGCCCAACCTTTTTCACAATTGATTGCAACTATACCTCTCCACACCCAAGTATTTCTATTGCCAGTGACTTGCTTAATCTTTCTGTAAGGAAACTTAGTGCCGACCTCTTTTCTCCACAAAGACCTAAGAAGATTCTTTGCAGTGTTAAAGTCAACTGCTCCTTTATAATCCTTGTAGCGAAGTGAGCATTTGTTCTCACGCCACAAGGCATTGACCTTTTCGTAATTAGCTAGTGCTTCTTGTGATGTTCGCATTACGCCACCTTCTTAAAGTAATGATCATTGGACTGGCAGATAGAATCCCACTTGCTCCGTCTAATCCTTCTCCAAGACTTAGAGTTGAACAGGTGCTTATCTTTGAAGTAGTCTTTGACATAGACCCACTTGTAACCGAGCCTAACTGCTCTAGTACCGATACCAATATTGATACCCTTGATACTATGTTGGATGGACATATTGTTGAACCTGTAAAGTTCAAACTTATGCTTGGTCTTTTTCACTTTATTTTTCATATTATTACCTTTTGGTTTTTAAGTTTAAAAACCAATTGTAACCCAAGTTGGGTCTAATGTCAAATTGTGTGACAAAATGATTTTTAGGAATGTTTGGTTTTTATCTCATTTTGGAATAGAATCAGTACAGAAACATGACAGATACATGACAGATAAAAAAGCCAAAGTAAAAATCACAGATCATATAAAGGATGCAATCCGTAATGAGTATGTGCAAGGCGTAGAGCTAGACACAGGCGAAAGAACTATGTTTACTCTTGATGAGTTGATTGCAAAATACAATGTTTCTTCTACCACCATCTATAGATTGTCTGCAAAAGACGGATGGAAAATGCAGAGAGAAGAATTTAGACATAAGCTTATTGCTGAGTTTGATGAGAAAAGACGAGAGCAGTTAGCAGAGGAAAGCATCAAGATTGATGAGCTTGCCTTAAAAATTTCCTATGAAATCTTTACCCATGTTCAGGGTTTAATAAAGTCAAATGACAAACCAAGTGGAATAGCATCATTATCACAAGCTGCAACCAATGCACAGAAGTTAGCGAAACTTGCATTGGGTGAAGCAACCCACAACATGAATCTAAATGCAAACATCCAAGAAACAGATGCCTTCAGAGAAGCTATGGAATTGCTTGACTCAGTTGCAGAGCAACGCAGAGAAAGCAACGATAAAGCTGTACACTGATTGGCTAAAGACTGCTAGAGCAAAACAAATAGAACCTTCTGATGAGCATAACATTTGGCTCATACTTGCAGGTCGTGGTTGGGGCAAGACAAGAACTGGCGCACAGGACATAGCACTGTATGCTTTAAGAAATCCTAATACCATATGTGCAGTAGTAGCTCCTACTCATGGTGACTTACGCAGAGTTTGTTTTGGCGGTAACAGTGGCTTGCTATCAATTATTCCTAAAGAATGTTATTCGTCTAGCGTGGATTACAAAGGCTACTCATCTAGTCTCTCAGAGATAAGATTATTTAATGGTTCAAAGATTGTTGGTTACGCAGCACAAGAACCTGAAAGACTTAGAGGACCACAGTTTCATAGAGCTTGGTGTGATGAAATTGCAGCTTGGCGTTATCCTGAAGCTTTAGATCAATTAATGTTTGGACTGCGACTTGGAAACAATCCCAAGTGTGTCATTACGACCACACCCAAACCCAACAAGATGATTAAGAGTTTGGTGGAAAGAGATGATGTAATTGTTACTACTGGTTCTACTTTTGAGAACGAAGAAAATCTAGCACAGTCTGCTTTGGATATGCTTAAGCGTAGATATGAAGGCACAACGCTTGGCAGACAAGAGCTTTACGCAGAAATCATAGAAGAATTAGAAGGAGCTTTGTGGTCAAATAAGCTTATAGAAGAAGCAAGGTTGCATGAAGATATTGAGAAAGAGCTTACACAGATTATTGTTGCTATAGACCCTGCGGTCACAAACAATGAAGATTCAGACGAAACTGGCATTGTGGTAGTAGGCAAAGACAGTAATAATGAGTATTATGTACTAGAAGATGCTTCAGGGAAGTATAGTCCTGATGGTTGGGCAAGAAAGGCTATTAATTGCTTTTATGATTGGGATGCAGATAGAATAGTAGCTGAAGTAAATAACGGTGGCGATTTGGTGGAAAGACTATTAAGGGGAATGGATGTAAACATTCCTTATAGGTCTGTAAGAGCTACGAGAGGTAAAATGGTAAGAGCCGAACCTGTCGCAGCACTTTATGAGCAAAGGCGTGTTCATCACATTGGTTATTTTCCTGAATTAGAATCACAGTTGTGTAGCTATACAGGAGAAACAAAACCTAGTCCTGACAGATTAGATGCTTTGGTTTGGGGTATATCCGAAATCAGCAGATCAAAAGGCGAAGTAAATTGGAGAATAAGCTAATGGCAGAACAAACATTTTTTCAAAGATTGTTTAACAGCAAACCTGTTGAGCAAAAAAATTCAAACATGATGGGTTACTTTGGTGTTGGCACTGAAGAAGCAAAGACCTACAAATATCAAGACCTAGCAAAAGAAGGCTATCTAAAAAACGCAATTGTTTATAGATGCGTGAATGAGATAAGCAAAGGTGCAAGTGCTGTGCCTTTTGTTATTAAAGCAGGCGATCAAATAATAGAAGAACATCCTTTAATTGACCTTCTTATGCGACCCAATCCATTGCAATCCTACAGTGAGTTCTTTAACAGTCTGTTTGGGTATGTATTGTTAAGTGGTAACGCTTACATTCTCAAGACTGGTAGCGACATGGGTGCGCCAAAAGAACTACATCAATTAAGACCTGATCGCATAAACATCAAGGGTAGTGGCAAACCTATTCCTGAAAAATATGAATACATGGTCAATGGTAGAGTTGCTCACACATATCTTATAGATAAAGAAAACGGATTCAGCGAACTAAAACACATCAAGCTGTGGCATCCACTAGATGATTACTATGGTCTTAGTCCATTGAGTGCTGCAGCAGTTGAGGTAGATCAATTCAACATGGCTAGCAAGCACAATGTAAATCTTTTACAGAATGGTGCTAGACCAAGTGGTGCAGTTGTTTTCAAACCGCAAGATGATGCAGGCTTTGCTGTTAACCTTACAGAATCACAAAGGCAACAACTACTTACAGACTTAAATAACAGATTCAGTGGTGCAGGTAATGCAGGCAGACCTATGTTATTAGAGGGAGACTTTGATTGGAAAGAAATGGGTCTTAGTCCAAAAGACATGGATTTTGCAACCCTAAAACATATGAGTGCCACAGACATTGCTTTATGCTTTGGCGTACCCAGTCAATTAGTGGGTGTTCCTGACAGTCAAACATATTCTAATGTTGCAGAAGCAAGGCTTGCCCTTTATGAAGAAACAATCATCCCACACCTAAGGAAGATCGCATCAGACCTTAACGAATGGTTAGTGCCATTGTTTGATGATCGTCTAACATTAGAGTTTGATATTGATGCTATCCCAGCTTTGTCAGAGAGAGTTAAGAAAGTGTATGAAAATGTCACCTCTGCTGTAAGAGAAGGCATTATGACTAGGAATGAAGCAAGAGAACAGCTTGGCTTAGAACCTGTTAATGGTGCTGATGACCTCTACATATCAGCTAATCTATTCCCTCTTACTGACGAAGGCGTAGAGAAGCCTGAGAACCCAATTAACGAAGAAGATTTAGAAGATTATGATGATGAAGAAACAGACAAAGAAATATCTTTCTTGTTGGCTGAAGAAAAAGCTTTATCAGATATTAATACGATTCCTACCAGTGAAATGGCAGAAGAAGCTAAGAGAGGGCTTGAACTTAGAAAAAAGTTCAATAGGGGTGGCACTGCTGTAGGTGTTGCTCGTGCAAATCAACTGGTAGCAAGAGAAAGGCTATCTATATCTACAGTCAAAAGGATGTACAGCTTTTTTAGTCGCCATGAAGTAGACAAAAGAGCAGAAGGCTTCAGACAAGGTGAAGAAGGCTATCCAAGTGCAGGTAAGGTCGCATGGTTGCTTTGGGGTGGAGACAGTGGCTTTGCATGGGCGAAAAGAAAACGCCAACAAATAATCACTGAAGAAGATAAAGAGTTTGCACTACAAGATCACATAGAAGCTAAAGAAGATCAGAAAGCCTTATCAGGCAAAGTCAAAGAAGCTCTTAAAGGTAAAGTAGAAGATCATAACGAGAAACACGGTAACAGCAAGACCAAAAGAGCTACCCTAAGAATGCTTGAAGCAGTTTTTAGAAGGGGTGTCGGAGCTTACAGAACTAATCCTTCAAGCGTAAGACCCAGTGTAAGCTCGCCTGATCAATGGGCGTATGCAAGAGTAAACAGCTTCTTAAGAGCTTTATCATCAGGCAAGTTCAGAGGTGGCAAACATGACACTGATCTTTTTCCTGAAGGACATCCATTATCTAGCAAATGAGAACCAATACCAAAAGGCTTAATGACTTTAGGCAAGGTAGGGTAAACACTAGAGTAGAAGCTAGAAGGCAACTTGTCTTAAGAAATAATCTTGAAAAAAGATTCTATAGAAAGGTCAATACGCTTTTCAGAAAGTTTGTTAATGTTCATATGCACCTTTATAAACAATATGGCATCTATGAGCCTACTGTTGCAGCACAATCTTTAAATGAAGATTTTTTTCCATTGATACTGGCTCACTATAAAAGAATTTTTCAAGCTATCTATAAACTCAATGAAGATAAGTACGAGATGATGCGTAAGGCTGATGAAGCCTTTGTGTTTGGTAGAAGCGTAGACTTTGAAGCTGTCGTCAATCAATACTTTACTGGCAGACAGTTAATACTAGCAGGAATATCAGAACGAATGGCGACAAGAATAAGCAAACTGATAGAACAAGGGAGAGCAGACAATCTAACATTGCCACAGATAGCTAAAATGGTGTCAGATAAGTTTCTGCCTATCAGCAGAAGTCGTGCAGCACTTATAGCTAGAACCGAAACTCATAGTGCAGCTTCTTTTGCCAACCACACCTACCATGCAACTGTT